CTGAAGCTGCTGAGGAAGAAGTTTCTGTTGAAGAAACTCCAGCTGAAGAAACTTCTATCGAAGAAGTTCCTGAAGTTGTTGAAGGCGCATACACAGTTGGTGCTATGATTAATCAATTCAAAGATTACGATGAAACTCTTGCATTAGAGTTCAAACCAATCGTAATTGATGATAAAGAACTTGAAGTTACCCATTTAGAGTTCGATGACTCTGAAGAAGGTAAAGTCGTTGTTAGTATCGGTTATAATCCTGTAGAGGATGATAATAAAGAAGAAGTTAATTCTGAGGAAGAACCTGCAGCTGAAAGCGCTGAAGAGACTACTGAAGAAGCTGTCGATGACGGAAATGACGAAGTTATTGAAAGCCTTAAAGAAGCAGTTCGCCAAAAAGACTTACTTGAAGAAGAAATCAGAGACCTTAAAAATCAAAAAACAGTTAGTGATACTGAGGTCAGCGGATTGAAAGAGGAACTTGAGAAATACAAGACTGGTTTCATGAGAGTTAGTGAATTAGCTGCTAAAGCTGGAAAACTTGAAAAAGAGAATATCTCTCTTAACGAGCAATTAGGCAAAAAAGATACCGAACTACAAGATTTAAAACAAAAAGTTGAAAACCATACCAGTTTAACCGAAAGTGTTAATGCTGGCGAAGCAAAAGTTAAGGAATTAACTGAGAAATTAGTCGCTGTTCAAACAGCTGCTGATGAAACAGAAAAAGAATTAACTGAACAACTCGAAGCTGCTCGTAAGAAATCCAATGAAAGATTAGCTGTTGCTAAAGCTTACAAAGGAAAGTATGACCAAGTAGTTGAAAGATATATTGCTTCTAAAGCAACTATGCTTGGCGTTAGACCTACAGATATTACTAGCAAACTTGCCGAAAGTTATTCGCTAGACGATATCGACAAAGTTTGCGATGACCTACTTAATGCAGGTCGACCAATGTTCGGCTTAGGTTATGGCGCTTCAATGAAAATCAATGAATCAAAAGAAACCGCTTCTAAGAAACGTGTTCCTGTTGATCCAGACAATGGTTATGAGATTGATGATGATTTATTAATCTTAGCCGGATTAAAATAGCTGATAACTTACTATCAAATTTAATAAGGAGAAAACAATGAGACAAAATTTACTTGAGACTTATAGTCGTCAATTAAAGGTTGCAGAAGCCTACGTTGCCAAAAACTTCGATGGCAAGACAATCTCTGCTAATACTCAATTAACAACTGCTGTCTTATTAGACAACACTAACAGATGGATGACAGAATCCATGAACACCCAAGCCACTGAAAGAGCTGACTTAGGCGATTGGAAGAAATTCTGCTTAAATCTTACAAACATCGCTGTTCCATCATTAATCGCTAATGATTTAGTCATCGTTCACCCAATGACTTCTTACAGCGGCTCCGTCGCTTACTTAAGCTACGTCAGCAAAACTGATAAGGGTGACATTCACAAAGGATTCGAATTCAATGGTGTCTTCGGTCTTGGTGAAAGCAACGAAGCTCGTACTGCCTTCACTTCCCAAGTTATCGTTGAAACTGTCGGTTCCGATGGTCACGTTGCTTTAAGCCCAATGGCTACAGGCAAATTCGATGGTAAAGATGCTAAAGTCATCAAAGTCGATGGTTCTGTTGAATACATCACTGCTGATGAATTAAAAGCTGGCGTTGAAGCTGGTGCTAAAGTCGCTTACTTCAGCGAAGAGTTCCAAATGGAACACGTTCCTGCTCAAGACATCCCAACTATTGGTCCAGTCATGAAGAGAATTCCTCTTGTTGCTGAGCCAAGACGTATCGCTGTCCGTTACGATCAAATCACTGCTTTCCAAGCTAAGACTGACTACGGCTTCTCTCTCGACAAACAAATCGCTGAGCAAGCTTGTGGTGAATTAGCTTACGAAATCGACACTGAAATCGTCGACATGTTATACAAAGCTGCTTTCGCTAATAAAGACGGTGTTGTCCTTGAATGGTCTAAGACCCTCCCAATCGGCGTTAGCAAATTCGAACACTACAATGGCTTCTTAGAAGTTATTGAACAAGCTAAAGCTGTTATCTACAACAGAACAAAGAAATTCCATCCTAACTACATGGTCATCTCTGCAGACTGCTTACCAGTCTTAAGATTCGTCAACGGCTTCACTGCTGTTAAGAATGCAAAGATGAATGGACCTTACAAAGTTGGTGAATTAGATGGTTTATCAATCTATGTCTCCCCAGCTCTTGAATCAGGCGAATTCTTCCTTGGTTTAAACGGTTCCGATATGATGAGCTCTGCTGGTGTCTACGCACCTTACATGGCTATCGTCCCAACCCAATTACTTGGTACACCAGATGGTGGTTTAGCTCAAGGCTTCTCTACTTGGTATGCAAAAGCATTACTCAACGAGAACTTACTTGTTGCTGGCCGCATCGTTGCCTAGTAGATAGTTTAGGTAGAAATAAATTAGAG